GCTGATGGAATTTCTACAACAGCCTCTATTTCAGGTGCAGCTGCTTTAACGATTACTGGAGCATTAACGTCTGGGGGTAGTTATACATCCGGCGATAATATTGGCCAACTTGTCACTATTACATCCGCTGGTGATGACAGTGGAATAACTTTCACAGTAGTAGGAACCGATGCTGTTGGAGATGCACAGACTGAAGTAGTCACTGGTGCAGATACCGCTGCAGCAACAAGTAGTGGCTATTTTAATACTGTGGCTTCTATTACAACTAGTGCTTCTAGCGATGCAGCTGTTACAGCTGGTGTAACAGGAACAGGAACTGGTACAGTGTTTGCAGGAAGAACTAGAATTCGAGGATTACAAGGTTTAAGTGGAACTAGTGCGGGAAATCTTTTATTTAAAAACACATCTGTAACAGGAACAACTTTATTAACGGTTCCAACGCAAGCAGCAGCTGAACTTATTGAACCTTATATTCCTGATAATGCAGTACTGTTTGACGCAGGAGCATACGTTAATTTTGGATCAGGTGTAGCGACTGTAACAGTATTCTATGACGGGTAGGGTTAGATGGCTAACACTACTTCTCAATCATATACTTTTGACAAGACTTTTTCGATTGACGAAATAATCGAAGATGCTTACGAAAGAATCGGTTTACAAAACGTTTCTGGTTATCAATTAAGAACTGCCAAAAGATCATTAAATATTTTATTTCAAGAATGGGGTAATAGAGGACTTCATTATTGGGAAGTTGAAAATCAAAATGTTACCTTAGTTGATTCTCAAACTGTTTATACTTTTTATCGTACTGCTGCTGATGGTACTTCAGATGGTATTAGCACTACTTTAACAGCAGGAATTAATGCGTCTGTTACAGATATTCCACTTACTTCTGTTACAGGAATGCCTACTTCAGGAACTATCATTATTAATTCTGAAGAAATGACTTATTCAGGAATATCTTCTTTGAACTTAACTGGAGCTGTTAGAGGTGTTAATGGCACAACTGCAGCAACGCATAGTACAAGTGATGCTGTTTTACAGTTTATAAGAGGAGTGGATGATATATTAGAAGCAAATTATAGAGTAAAATCTACTACGATTGATACTCCAATGACTCAGATTAATAGATCTCAATACCAAGCTTTTTCTAATAAAACTGCTACGGGTTTGCCTACGCAATACTGGGTCCAAAGATTTATAGATAAAGTTACTATGACTTTTTATTTAACTCCAGGTGCAGCTCAAGATGGTAATTATATTAATTTTTATTATGTAAAAAGAATTCAAGATGTTGGAGACGCATATACGAATGTCTCTAATGTCCCATATAGATTTGTACCTTGCATGGTTTCAGGACTTGCATTTTATTTATCACAGAAAAATCCAATGGCACCACAAAAAGTACAAGAAATGAAACTGTTATATGAAGATGAATTAGCTAGAGCTTTATCAGAAGATGGAGCTTCAACTAGTACTTATATAGCACCTAAAATTTATTACCCAGGAACATAATGACTTCATTCGCTCAAGGTAAATATGCATTAATGGTTTCAGATAGATCTGGACTCGTATTTCCGTACAGAGAAATGGTAAGGGAGTGGACGGGAGCGTGGGTTCATAGTTCTGAATTTGAACCTAAACAACCTCAACTTCAACCTAAGCCTACAAGTGCTGATCCACAAGCTTTGCAACATGCAAGACCGTCACGAGTAGCTCTTCCAACACCATCACCATTGGATACTGTTCCCTTTTCAACGGCTGGAACAACTACTTTAACTGTTAATGAAAATAGACACCAAAGAAAAGATGGGGATGCGGTAAGATTTTATCAGGTCAAGGAACCTGTTGGTGGAGTTTCAGTTGCTGCATTAGAATTGAATACAACTTTAAACGGAAACATTACTTCTACAGCTACAACAATTACTTTAACCGATGCATCAGAATTTCCTACAAGTGGATACATTGTAATTGAAAAAGTAGATAGTACGACAGGAGCTTTTGTAAGTGAAACTATTGAATATACCGGTAAGTCTACTAATGATTTAACTGGTTGTACTAGAGGAACTGCGGCTCCTTCTTATGGAAAAACTCCAGTAAGTACCACAGCAGGTTCTCATTCTTCAGGTGCAAAAATTTATGGATCGTATATAATAACTATCGTAGAAACATCATTTACAAATGATGCCAATAGTACGGAAACTTATAGTAATAGTTTTACCTGTACATTAGTTAACGCTGCAACAGGTACAGCAACAGGAGGAGGCTTTTTCGTTTTCGGCGGACCCGTAAACGATAGACCGTAATGATTAAATATTTAAAATTTTTATGGAAGAAATGTTTTGGTAGTATAGGAGATTCTAGGATTAAAAATACTCCAACTGCTATGCCGGTAGTAATACTTAAACCGGAACATTGTGTCAAACACAGTAGATTTAAAAAAAGCTGTGCAGCTTGTGCGGAGGTATTAAATAATGGCTGGATATACACTCTCAGCATTAGAAGCTGACATTAGAAGTTATACTGAAGTAAGTAGTACTGTTTTAACTGGTGCTATTCTAGGCAGATTTATAGAAAATGCAGAATATAGAATTTTTTATGATGTCCCTTTAGATGCATATAGATATGTTAAGGAAGGTCAATTTGCAGCTGATGACAATACTTTAAACGTGCCTGGTTCCGGAACCCATGGACTTACTGGAACAATATTTGTAAGAGGAATAGAAGTTTTTAATAGTACGGCTGATACTAAAGGTAAAGGAACATGGCTTATTAAAAAAGACCAGACTTATTTAGAAGAATTTGTAGGTCGACTATACGGCCCCGAGGGTGATTTAGCTGCAACAGCTACAGCACAAGATGTTACAGGATTGCCTAAATATTATGCAATGTTTGGAGGAGCTACTGGAGTAACTGATACAACTTCAGGTGGGCTTTATTTAGCCCCGACTCCTGATGCAGCTTATAAATATAGAATTTATTATGACCTTTTGCCAACAGGATTAGAGACTAATACTTCTGGGACTTATGTCAGCCGTTATTTCCCCCAAGGGCTATTATATGCTACTCTCGTAGAAGCTTATGGATTTTTAAAAGGTCCTATGGACATGTTGACTTTATACGAGAATAAATATAAACAAGAAGTACAAAAGTTTGCAGGAGTGCAAATTGGAAGACGAAGAAGAGACGATTATACTGACGGAACCGTTAGAATACCTGTCAACTCTCCGTCACCGTAATTAGGAGATAAATATGGCAATAACATCAGCAATTTGTAACAGTTTCAAAACAGAAATTTTAACTGCTGTTCATAACTTTACAGCTTCAACTGGAAACACTTTTAATTTAGCTTTGTACACAAGTTCTGCAACTCTAAGTAAATCAACTACAGCTTATAGTTCACCAAACGAAATTACGAATACGTCTGGAACTGCGTACACAGCAAAAGGAAACGCTTTAACGAGTGTAACTCCTGTGTTGGATAGTGACACAGCAGTCTGTGATTTTGCAGATACGAGCTGGACTTCTGCTTCATTTACCGCACGAGGCTGTTTAATTTTTAATGATTCGCACTCGAGTGACGCTTCGGTTTGTGCCATTGATTTTGGTGGAGACAAGACCGTTACTAGCGGAACTTTCACAGTAGAGTTTCCCGCAGCAGCAGCATCAACAGCAATCATACAGATAGCATAAGGAGGAATTCCTTATGGCTACAGGATGGGGACGATTAACCTGGGGTCAATCCGACTGGGGTGATACTAACGTTTACGCTCAAGGTTGGGGTGCCAAATCTTGGAACGATGGTGAATGGGGAGATCTCTCCAATGAAACAGTTTCCATTACCGGTGTATCAGCAACAACTTCCGTAGGAACGGTTGACGCTTATGTTCAACCTGGTTGGGGTACTTTAAACTGGGGTGAAAATGGCTGGGGATCTGTTGACGAAGCAGTCGTTAGACCAAGTGGAGTTTCAGCAACTACAAGTTTAGGAACACCTATAATTGCAGTCGGGGTTCCTTTAACAGGAGTTTCAGCGACTTCAACTTTAGGAACCGTTACGCCGGTTGCGGATGTATCATTCTCTTTAACAGGAGTTTCAGCAACTACTGCCGATGGTTCATTAAATATAATAATTGGAGTTCCTTTAACAGGAGTTTCAGCTACTACATCTTTAGGAACCGTTACTGCTGTTGCTGATGTAACAGCTTCTTTAACTGGAGTTTCAGCAGAAACAGATATAGGGTCTCTTACTGTCACTTCAAATCCTACGGTTCAGCCTTCAGGAGTTTCAGCAACGACAGCGGTTGGAACTATCACGCCTCCAGATCAAGTAATGGGACTCACGGGAGTTTCTGCAACAACTACTTTAGGAACGATCGCAACAATTCCAGATCAAGTAGTAGGACTTACCGGGCAGTCAGCAACAATTACTTTAGGAATAGTTTCTCCTTTACATTACAAAGATGACAC